TTCCACTTGCATTAGGAGTCACAACACCTGAACCATCAGACGTTAAAATGCTGTTACCGCCAAAGTCCTGTAGTTCGTTTGCTTTTATAATTGATGCCATAATTTTCCTATATTAATTTATATCCTCCAAAAAAAGTTGATGAATTTCCAGATTGAAGTGACCTACTTCCACTATCACTATGATATGCTATTATATGAAATGTATCTCCAACATTACAATCTGTAACAATAAAATTAGTAACATTATCATAAGCATCAGAACCACCATTGGCTTCTGCAGTAATAATACTAGATACGCTTCCACTTCTTGTTAATTTAAGATTTGCATAAAATCTAGCTCCAGCAAAATTTTCTCTTCTTACTGAATAATAAAATACATACTTTCCAGCCTCACCACTTGGAACTGTAAATTTATAATTTCCAGATGTGTTTGTAAAAGCATTATCACTATCATAAACTTCTGTATCCAAAACAACTCTTGTTTCTGTGGTTGTAGCTAATGCTTGATTACTAGATTGATAAGCTAAAAAATTTGGTGTGAAATCTGAACCAAAACCTGTTGCTGTACCAGAGTTTGTAATAGTTCCAGCCACATTTAAAGTTGCTCCTGAAGGTACAGTTATTGTATCTCCAGAACTACCCAGGGTTACTGTGCCGTTGTTAGCTATTGGTTCTATGTTTGTTGTTTTAATTGTTCCCATAATATTATGATTTCTTAATTAAGAATCCTCCAAAATATGTAAATTCATCATCTGTAGTTATACTTATTGAGCCACCACTATTTTGATAACTTTTCATTTGAAAATAATCACTTGATCCATTTGCTTGAACAATACCAGAAACACATACTGTGCTATAATCCTTATTATTATTTCTTGCTGATAGAATATCAGTACCATTTTTTGTTATTACTAAATTAATTCTATCAAAATCAGTTGTTCCTGATTGATACCTAACATTTGCATATAAAAAATAATATCCAGCTACCTGTGGGGTAAATTTGTATGTACTAGTATCGTATGCTGCTGAACTATCTAATAACTCTGTATTATTTGAAACTAATACTTCGGTATTATTAGCTACACTTCCATTTTGAGGATTGTAAGCATGAAAAGATGGATCGTTAGCTTCTCCTGCAGCAATACCAAAACCTGTAGCTGTACCACTATTAGTAATAGTTGCGCCACTAGGAATAGTAATAGTATCTCCAGAACTACCTATCTCTAAACTAGTTCCTGATTGCGGGTCTACTTTATCTACAAATAATGTTGCCATATTATACTACCGTTAATGTTCCATTCACTGTGACTGTTCCTGTAAAAGATACTGGACCACATAACATCATGTTGTCTGATGCATCAACTGTGATCGATTCTGAAACTGTTGCTAAATTTTTATATCCACCGTTGATTGCAGAAATCATTCCTGCTTGAATGCTATTGGCTCCTGGTTCAACATTACCGACTGACTTACCTTGGAACACTACATAGATATTATTAGTTCCTGTTGGAGGTGCCGCTGTAAAAGCTAAAGTTGTACCACCTGATATTGAATAAGCTGAAAATGGATCTTGTCTAACGTTTCCAACATAAACTTCTAGTTCTGCTGTGTTGGCTACACTTTGTGCAAGTGTAAAATTTGTTTCTGAATTATCACCACTGAACCTTTCAGAGTTCATGGTATTTAAATTTTGTTTTGGAGCGTTTCCTAAATATCCCATGATTCCTCCTACGTACTTATTGCATCAACGACAGACATCCAAACACTTAATGAGCTTGCTGTGTCTGATTGTGCCTTAACCACGTCTCCTGATTCGATTACTATTTTACTCCCACCGTCTATAAGCTCGAGCGATCCGCCCGCAACGATCGGTGCATTTTTTATTAAATAATGGTTTTGAGAACCACCTGTTACTGATGATGTAATAAATACATCTGCATTTATTGTTGATGTTGTTATGTTAGCTAAACGTACAGAAATAATTGCATCATCAGAATTACTTGTGTGTACATCTGTTGCTGATGTTCCTACTGCATTTAACCCATATCGTTCAAAATCTTGTGCCATAATTCTCCTTATAAACTATTTTTAATTATAACGCAATGGCCATTGCCACAGCGAAACCTGCTGATACCCCTGCTGATAAAACTGTTCCATTTGCTGTTACTGTTCCAGGTACTGTTATATTTCCAGAACTATCGCCAGAAATCCAAGTTACTGATCCATCATTAGCATCAGCAATTTTTAATTGACTGTCACCTGTAGCTGAAGCTGCATCTATTTTTCCAATTATTACGTTACCACTACCTGTTGTAATATTATCTCCAGCGTCTTCTCCTATACCAATATTACCAGCTCCACCAATAACTGCTTTAAGAGCGTCTTTTCCTATTGCAGTATTTCTATGACCTGTAGCAGCTGCTAAAGCATCATAACCAATAGCAACATTAGAGGAACTTGTAGATAATGTTCCTAATGCACCTTTACCTATTCCAACGTTAAATCCACCTGTACTAATAGAAGTTCCAGAACCTTTACCAACCATGGTATTATGACTACCAGATGAAATTGCATCTAAAGCTCCAATTCCAACAGCTGTATTATTTTCTGCTGATGATAAAGTTCCTGTTGTTGAATGACCAACCAATATTGAATTTGTAAAGTTTGTTCCTCCAATTTTTCCTGGTATGATTTGACCTGTTACACTATTTATATTTACAGTATTTCCTATATTTAAAACACTGTTACCCATTAAAGAGTGAGATGAACATTGATAGTATAAAATGTTTGGTGTATTTTCATCTACTGCTATTTGAGTATATGCACCAGAACTACCCGGAGTTCCATTAGTAGTTATACCTGTTGTGTAAGCTGTAGTTTTATCTGCTTCTAAATAAAATCTTAATGGATGACCTGAGTTAGTAGAATCTGCTTGATCAAATCTATAATAATATTTGTATGATGAATCTGTACCAGATAATCTTAATGCTGGTGATTCTAATCCATCAAAGAAATATGCACTTGAAGATCCTTGACCTGAATATGGGTGAGCTGTTGTTTTAGTACCAACTTTAACTGTAATTATTTTTGGCGCTGAGGAAGAACCATATTCTTGTGGGAAAGGTAAACCTATCTTTGCACCAGGCACTGTACAGAATACTTCTGTTGCACCTTGAAAGTCTACAGCAGCATCACTATTAGAACTGGAGATAATATTAGTTCTAGCAAGTGTACTTGCTCCTCCGTTTAAAGTTCCAAAACCAACTTCAAAGTTATTTGTTCCTGTTTCAAAGATACAGTAATAGGTAGTGTTGCCTCCACCAATACCGGCAGAAAAAGATTCAAAACCTGAAACTGCTCCACCTAGTGTAAACGTTCCTGTTCCAGTTGTTGCACTGGATTCTTTTACCCTATCATTTAATTTAAACGCCATTTAAAACCTTATGATGTTAAACTGATAATAGCATTACTCGCTGTGCTTGGATCAGGAAACGAAATAGTGAAGTCACCATTCGTTGCTGTCTTTGCTCCGCCAAAATCTAAAACTACAACTAACTTATCGCCTTGGTCATCATTATATATTGCTGCATAATTTGCAGTAAAAGTTGCACTTGACCAAGTTACATCTGCAAAGTCTACAGATGTAGTTGCAGTTGTAGCTACAACAGCCTGACTACCTAAAGCTTTTCTAACATAGTTTGAACTACCTGCAGAAGAAACTTCATCGTTAGTTTGTACAACTGTAGTAGATGTTGTGTAAGTAGCTGAAATTGTTCCGTTGTATAATGCTATTTTAAAAGCATCTCCGCCATTCGCAAAATTATGCGTTCCTGACATCAATTCTCCTTTAAAAGAAAACGGTACTATATTTGCCATATTTTATCTCCTTAATATTATGGTGATGGTGATTTTAAGGGAGTACGAATAACACCATCTTGATATTCATCTCGGCGTCTACGACCTTGTTGTTCGATCGCATACGATTGAAGAGCTTTTTGATAAGCCTGCGTGTAGTATTGTAACATATCTGCAGGACCTTTCAAGTATCCATATGCTTCTACCAGACATCCATATAAAAGTAAATCCTGATATTTGTTGGATACGTAAGTTCCATTAGTAGCTGCTGGAGCTGCTGTTGGAGTAGTTGTATTAGTTATACTTATGGGTTGTTTTACATATGCTAATGTGATTTCAAAAGTAGCATTTGGTGTAGGAGCAACTACCCAAAAATTAGCATCCCAATTAGCATAGTATTTGGGAAAACCTGATTGAGTACCTGGAGTATCATAAAACGTAGCCATATAACTAGTGTCTTTTTTTTCTAAAAATACTTGATTTCCAGAACTATCTTTTAATTGTGCATATCTTATAAATCTTAAATCTGATGGAATAGTTACATATCTATTACCTGAAACTAGGTTTGATGTAGCATAAAATCTATTATCATCACTATCTGATTCTCTATAAATTTTATTTTCTGTATTTTTAATTATTGTATTTAGTACACCTGTTGTAAATACACCATCATCAACTTCAGTGTAATTTCTAATATCATCTTGTAAATTTGCTAAAGTGTAAGCCATTACTTAGAATCTCCTCCATATTTTCTACGTATTTTTTCTGCTTTATCGGGTCTAACTTCTTCATACATTTCAAGATGAGGATCTTGTCTTTCACATCTAAACATATTTTTAATAAAAGTAATAATTTTTTTAATCATGCTGATATTATTATAGGCCCAACGGAACAACCGTAGCCTCCTCCTTTAATATTTCCTGTTGTAGCAGTATCTGAATTCACTGTAAAGAAGAAGAAATTAGATAAAGCATAATCTGTTGTAACTCTTGCACCATTATCATAAAGACCAGTTGTTATAGCGTAACCTGATCCTTGTCCTATTTGTGCTCCTGTGATTCCATCAAAGTTTGGAATTGATGCATAAGCAAAAACAGGGTTGGTTGTTGTTCCTGTTCCTGGTGAAATTGTTGGTGCACCTCTAAATAAATATGTTGTACCATTTGTTAAACCATGTCCTGGTACATTAACATTTATAATTCCTGATCCTGCTTGATAAGTTTTAAAACCATCTTGTGGTATTATTACAGTTGTAATTGGTTCTGTTCTATCTGGTCGTACATTTAATAATGCAACACCATCACCACCAATTGGTTTTGGTTCAAGTTGTGGTTGCTTTGGTTCATATTCTGTATAATGTACAAACGAACCATTCCATTCTCTAACCATTTCTCTATATGGAAATTCCATACCTGATCTATCAGAAATTGCTTTTGAATGTTTTCCTGTTGCGTACTTAGACATTAAGTTCCTGGGTAATAAGCTTTAGGTGTAATAAATGTACTTGAAGCTGAACCATCTTCTGCCAAGGCTCTTGCTAATTCATCTTCATAATATAGTTTCATTGGTTGAGTCATTTGTGGTGCATACTTCATGGATAAATAATAAGCTAATCCTGAAACCATACATGGTACAAATCTAAAAGGCATGTCAGTTGCATTAGTATAAGCTCCAACATCTTGAATTCTTTTTATATAATAGAAATGAATATCTTTAGATGCATTAGTTGAATCAGGTGTAGGATAAACATTAATACTAACATGATCTATAAATCTTTGTACCCAATATTGATTAGGTGTACCTTGAGAAAGTTTGTTTGAAAAAGCACCATAGGTTGATCTATCAACTTTAGTCATTGGACTATCTGATTGATCTGTTGATGTTCTATCTGATCTTAATTGTGCTTCAAGGACATCGGATATTCCATAAATACCATTTGGATTTGAAGTAGCACTTGTACCATCTCCAGATGATCTAAAGAATTTATACTCTGCTTGTCCTTGAATTAAATCTAAATCAAGTTCTCCTATTTCCCAATAATGAATACCTCTGTTGCCCCATTCCTGAAGCATTATATTTAATGATCTTCTTGAAGTTTTTAATTGATATCCTGTTACTTGTTGAATACCAAGACGTTCAAAAGATTCTTCTATAATTTCATCAATAGAAAATGTTTTATCGAAAGTAGTTGTACCCGAGGTAGTGTTAGCCATTTAGCCTCCTAGCCAGTGTATCCGATAGTAACAGATCCTGTTCCAGTTACATCTGCATAGATAGTAGTTTCAAATCTAATTCCGTTTCCAGGTATATACATATCTAATCCTTCGCTTCCAAAAGTAGATTCAAATACTATATTTCCAGATGCAGTTGCTGCATCATAAAGTTTTATATTTGTAACTCCTGTAGCTTGAATGTATGTAACTCTAGCAGGACCAATATTAGTAGATCCTCCAGAAAAAGTTTTCACCTGTCCGTCAGCTGTAAGTGTTGTAAATTTTTGGTCTGATGACATATTGTTTTCTCCTTAAAATTAATTTTATGTGGGGCTAAAGCCCCACACTAATTACTTATTATGCTTCTTTAGCAAATACACCTTGTACGTCAACAATCGTCCAATGCGCTGTTGAGTTTAAAGATGCACATACTATAAAGTCACCAACTTTTGATGTAGTTTTTGTATTAATGATATCTTTATCATCTGTTAAAGATCCAGCATACAAAATACCATCATTAGCATTTGGGCTAATAGTTAAAGTGTTAGCTCCATCAGTTCCTGTATTTACAAAAGTAAATACTCTTCCGATAGAAATTGCAGGTAAAGTAAATACAACACCATCAGTAGATGATGTAAAAGTTTTACCAGAATCTGCGTTTGTAACTGTGTAGTTAGCCGCTTTGTTTTCTAGATTAAATCCAGTTAAACCTGCTTCGTTAAATTTACCTTGCAGTACTGGT